CAAGGGAGAGCAGCCGATGGCTGAAGACACCGAGCCGCAGGCACCTGCAGAGACGCCTGAACAGCCCGAACAGCCAGCAGTGGAAACACAGCCGGTTGCCGATCTGTCTGCCGTTGATGTTGTGCCAGAAGTTGTAACAAGCAGCACCGCAGACCTGGCACAGGTGGTGGAACGGGACCGCTGCAAAAAGATTCGAGCACTGTGCGACTTGGCCGGATGCGGGGACAAATTCAACACGTTCGTGGATGCTGGGTTTTCGGTTGAGGAAACACAGTCTGCCCTGAAAGAGTTGATGGGCAAGCGGGGCAGTGTGCTGGATGCAGCACCGGAACCGCCGGCAGATCCGAACGCAAAGTACCGGGCGGAGTTTGCACAGCACAAGCACCTTCTGAGCGTTTCAGAAGACCAGTACATCCGCAGCCGTCGGATTGATGACGGGCTGGAACCACTTCAGAAGTAAGGAGAATTGACCGATGGCAGTTACAGCAAATCAGGTTGTGTTGATGCAGGACGCTGAAAACATCATTCAGTGCAAAGCCGCAGCCGTCAACCTGTATCAGAACACGATTGCATTTTGGGATGCGTCAACCGGATTCATCACCAATGACGACAACGCCGGGGCAAATGCGTTTGCCGGCATCGTTTATCAGCAATGCGACAACAGCGGCGGCAGTGCCGGTGACAAGGTCGTGGAGCTGTACACCGAAGGCGTGTTCCGTTTGACCGGATCAAGTTTCACGCAGGCCACGGCGGGCGATTTGATCTATGCAACGGACAATTTCACGACGACCGCAACCAGCACGAGTGCATCCCGAATCGGTCGGGCTGTCAATTACGTTTCCGCCACCCAGGTTGACGTCATGATTGACGTTCTGGGCTGATCAATTTTGACCTGAAAGGGTTTGTACAATGGCGATTGATATTGCATCAGCACAGGTCAAGCTGCGAGACCTGACCGCGAAGTTTGACAACCGAGTGGCTGCAGCAACTCCGTTTTACCCGACTGTCTGCTACGACGCATCCAGCGTGCGAACATCCGAGAAGTACGGATGGATTGGCAACATGCCGGGGATGCGTGAGTGGCTGGGTGAGCGTCAGTTTTCCGAACTGCGGTCCGCCAACTTCGTGCTCGAAAACAAGCACTGGGAAAGCAGCCTGGCAATCAAGAAAACCGACCTTGCTGACGACAACCTCGGACAGTACGGGCCGGTCCTTGAGCAGTTGGGCATCGAAGCCGCGCATCATCCTGATGAGCTGTGGTTTTCTGTGCTCGAACAGGGCGAAAGCACCGCGTGCTTCGATGGTCAGTTCTTCTTCGACACTGACCATGTTTGGGGAAACTCAGGCAGCCAGTCGAACGACATCACCAGCACCGTTGCCAGCACCTCAGCACCGACCGTGGCGGAAATCAAAACCGCAATCCGGAAGATGATTCGCACTATGCTGGCGTTCAAAAACGATCAGGGCAAGTTGTACAACCGCCCGACGGTTGGCCGGCTGAATGACCTGACGTTGCTGGTTCCGCTGGCCTTGCGGGATCTGGTGTATGACGCGCTGGAATCGGAATTGATCAGCAACAGCAGCAACGTTGTTGTGGATCGTCCGAACATCGTTTCCAGCCCGTACCTGACCAGTGACGTGAAGCTGTACCTGTTCAAGACCGGCGAAGCCGTGAAGCCTTTCGTGTTCCAGCGACGTGAGCCGCTGACCCGCATGATGAAGGGCATCGACGACCTCGAAACGAAGGACGTCAAATTCATGACCGAGGCCCGCTACAACGTGGGATACTTCGCATGGTGGACCAGCATTCTGTGCACGCTGACGACCTGATGACGGCGGTTTGATTTGAGCAACGCCGGCAGCGACGGCTGCCGGCGGCTGCCACTGCATCCGCCATGCGGTGGCAGCATCTTTTTGGCGGGAGGATTTGGGTTATGCCAACATATCGAATTGGACTGGGGAAGGCGGCGGAAGGCCGTCACAAAGAGACGAACAAACGACACTTCCGCAGCCGTCTGTCAACGGGTGCATTTCTGGAAGTTGCAGACGGTAAGCCGATCACGCTGACCGTCAACGAAGTCGATGATGTCATGGTGCAGAATCTCGCCAGTCGTGATTTCATCACGCTGGAAGAATCTGCCACAACCACACCTCAGCCGAGCCGCGCACGATGAGCCTGAGAGACCAATTTGCGGAAGACGTTTGCGCAATCCTGAACACCGATGAACTCGGTGAGCAGGCATCGTGGACGAATTCCGCAAACGTGGTCATTCCTCGCACTGTCCGACTGATTGAACAGCCTGAGCGGCAGACGATCAGGAGGGCACATATCTGGACGCCAGCAAGCACCACAGCAGTGACTGCAGGGGACACGTTCAGAGTCAAGCGGGGCAACGTGACAACAACGTGGGTGGTGATGTTTACGGACCCGGCAGAGACGGCTTTGCAGCGGTCCTATTGCCACCTGCAGTTGAGTGAGTTTGTGACACTGAAGCAGCGACGGACAGCCACAGGGCCGGCAAGGGCCGAGCGGCAGTTTGTTGATTCCGAGGTGGATCCGCGACACAGTCCGGCAAACGCCGGGCAATGGCCGGGGAATACTACTGCATTCTGCAGAGCCTCAGAGACGTCAATGTGGCGGACACGGTGACGAATGCAGATGGCGAGAACTATCGGATTGATCGACTGGAAAACCAGTTCAATCGGGTGGATCTGCCCTATCTGATTTGCAGCCGGTGTGACACATGAGTGTAAGAATCAAAAAGGTTGACCGAAGGCCGGAGCTGATGCAGTCACTGGAAACAGCGACCGGCAAAAGTCTTGAGCGTGCGGCGAAGTTGTGCAGGTCAATTGCACAGCAGATGGTCAGCAGGAAATACACAGGGCCGAGCCGAGAGGAAAAGGACCGCAAGAACGCAAGGGCACGAGAAAAACGAGCGATGTTGAAAGCTGCAGCCAAAGACGCCTATCTGAAGAAGCTTTATGGGCCGACGTTCGGGGAAAAAGAGTAAGTACGCGAAGCTGAGAGCCAAGGCCAACAAAGCCGTGGCAAAGCGAGTCAAGGCCGCGCGAAAACGCATCCAGCGAGTTACACGAAAAACGGAAAAGGTTTTGGCCAGCAACACACTGGCAAGGGCTGGCAAGAAAACCGCGAAACGGGCACGCAGGGCGGCAATTCGGGCAACAAAACGGACGGCGAAACAGACACGGCGAGCGGTCAGGCAAGCACGGAAAGCACGCAAGGCCGCAAAGCAGTTTGTGACACGGACGAAGCGGGCACTGAGGGACAGGCGAAGGCAGCAGAAGAAGGCTGCGACACAAGCACGAAGGGATCAGAGAGCGAGGGAGCGGGAATTCAATCGGGTGACGTTGTCCGGTGATGCGGACACATCCGGAGCGGCGTTTGGAGACTTCAAGGAAGGCAGCGGGGCCAGCAAACCCGGCGAGCCTCCAAAGATGCGGACAGGGAAGGGCCGGAAGTCGATCACGGCTGAATTGAGGATGAAGGGCAAGAAACCACAGGCGAGGACATACGTGGACAAAAAAGTGGCTGGTTACATGGCCATGTGGGAGTTCCGACAGGACGGCAAGGGACGACCATTCCTGAAGCCGGCAGTGGAAAATAATCTGAACATGTTCGGGGCTGAAATCGGGAACACGCTGAAACAGCAACTGAGGCCGCAGGCGGGCAGGAAAAAGGCGACGGTGAGATAATGGCAGAGACTGGCATTGATCGGGCAATCGGCGAATGGTGGGCCGCTACGGCTGCACTGTGCGACCTTGTCCCGGTTGAAAGGCTGGTGGCCAGTGTCGATCAGTACGCTGAGACACTGGACGATGACGCGGATGATGACGGGTATTTTGACGATCTGGTGGTGTTCGATGCGGTGAGTGAGCCAGCCTGGCGAACAAATAGCAGTCAGGGCTGGCGGACATCATTGACGCTGGGTTGCATGTCGATTGATTACGACCGCAGCAAAGCGATTGCACAGCAGGCCGTCACGAGCTGGCAGAATCAGGGATTCACAGGCAGCGCGGTGGAGATTGCGACCGCGAAGCCGTCAGGGCAAATGACGACAACACAGGACGACGCAACAGGCGTCTGGACGACAGCGGTTCAGTTCGATCTGATGCACGTGGGAGTCTAAGGCATGGCAGACGTTTCAGTGACAGCGGCGAGCGTGGTGAAGACCGCCACCAGCCTGATTGGATACGGCACCGCCGGCGGGACTGTGACAGCCGGGCAGCCGGTGTATGCAGACACGACGGCCAGCAACAAGCTGAAGCCCTGCGATGCGGATGTCCTGGCATCGTCCAAGGCCATTGGGATTGCATTGCACGGGGCAAGCGACGGGCAGCCCCTTCAATACTGCTACGGCGGAAACCTGACATTCAATTCGGCGTTCACTGTTGGACAGGTCTACGTCTGCAGTGTGAACGCCGGAGGAATTGCACCTTATGCCGATCTGGCCACAGGGGACTTCGTCACGATCCTGGGCGTGGCCACGACCGCCACAAATCTAAAAATTGGTATTCTCTATTCAGCAACCGCAAAACCGTAATGAGGAGCAAATACAATGGCAGCAGGAACACCATTTACCGGCAAGTCAATGACATTCAAAACGGGGGCATCTCCGACCGAGGTTGACCACACAGGCAAGTGGGAATTGACGATCGGCGGAGCGTCCGCAAAGTACGCAACGAACAGCACAGGCGGTTGGCGCAAAACCACGGTTGGCGTGGGTGAGTGGTCCGGCACTGTTACTGTCATGCTGCACGCTGGCGGGGCGCAGCCACTGGCACGCGGTGACGAAGTGGCGGCGCAGTTCCATGCAGACTCAGACGACTACATCAGCGGCACCATCGTCATTACTGAGGTGGGGCCGATCACGCTTGACGCTGACAGTGGAGACCCGGTGGCGATTGATTACGCATTCGACGGGCAGGGTGCGCCGTCGAAGTCGGGCACAGCGTTTGACATCATTGCATGACCATTTTTTGAGGAGTGAAGACCGTGGCGGACGGGTTGTTCAATCTGATTGGCCGACGGGCCATCGAACTGACAAAAGACGGGCGCGTGTATCGGCTGGCGGTTCGGACGCTGGCCGATCACGCGCTTAAAGAACAGGCTATCCTGCAGCGTATGGGCAGCCCGTATGCAGGACTGGAGGAAATCAAAGATCCTGCACAGAGGCAAGCGGCATTCAAGATTGCAGCAGACGTGGCAGCACGTCCATTGATTGCCACACTGCAGGATGAAGAACGATTCGACGAATCGCTGCGCGGGATCGGGTATTCCGTCTGGCGGGCGTTGTCAGTGCATCATCCGGAGGAGTTTCCTCCTTCGCTGCCGATTGAACGCGGCATTCAGTTGGGCTGCGACTTCGTCGAGTGGTTCAGTGATATCAAGGCCATCATTCACGCGCTACACAAGGCGGAAGAACGGCCAGAGCTGGGAAACTGAAATCACCCGGTGGCGGGGGTGTCAATCTGCCGTCACGCAGAACAGTTCCGTGGGCCACGATCTTCCGGAATATGTCCGAGCGGTACGGATGGACGCCGGAGCAGATCGGCACACTGACGATGTACCAGGCATTGGCGTGGGCGGGAATGTGGTGCCCTGAAGACATCTGGCAGAAACAGGACGCAAAATAATGGCTGTGACAGTTCAAGAGGCACAGGTCATTTTTTCTGCCGACGGGATGCGGCAGGTGGACACGCAGGCGCGGCGTGCATCATCTGCAATGGATGGCATGACCGCAGCAGCGAAGCGCACAGGCAGTGCGTTGTCTGGCATCCGGAGTGCATTCAGCGGGATCGGCGGCACGCTGGCGGCGTTGGGCGTGACTGCGGGGGCGGTCAAGATGGCACAACTGACGATGGATGCGGAGAAAACCGCGATATCGTTTGAGGTGCTGACCGGCAGCGCAGAGAAGGCGAAAACGCTGCTGGATGACATGCGAAAACTGGACAAGAAAACCGTCTTCGGTCTGCAGGAGTTGTCCCAGGCTCAAAAGCTGATGATGAATTTTGGCGTGGGCACTGAGGAAGCGTTCGGCATCCTGACAAATCTGACAGAAGTGATCAACAGCGGCTTTTCGCCGTTGTTTGAAATTAGCAAGTCCACAGGCCGGAGCATGGTGGACCTGAAGAAGGACATGGAAAACGGACTGATTTCTTACGACATGGTGAGGCAGGCACTGGAGGGACTGACCACGGGCGGCGGGCGATTAGCCGGAATGAATGAGCGAATTGCGCAGACAACAGGCGGGATGTTTGGCAAACTGCAGACCAGCATTGAGCAACTTGCCATTCAGATCGGCACCGCATTTTTGCCGATGGCGAATCAGATGGTGTCAGCAATCCAGGGCATTGTGGAGCCGATCAATAACGCCAGTTCAGCGGCTGCCGTCTTTGCCGGGAATGCGATGGCAAAATGGACTGAGATGAGGAACAATCTGGAGGACTTGGGGTTTGCGATTGGGTACATTTTCGGCAGCCTGAAGAATCTGGCGTCTAATGTCCTGAGTGACATCGGCAACAGTTTTTCGAATATGGCCACAATGGCCGTTGATACGGCAAAGGCCATTGCCCACAACATGAGTCCGGGCGTGTTGTTCGGTGGCGAAAAACGGATGGAGCTGCCGACACTGCAGCAGTCCGCACTGAAAAGCAGCACGAGCGACCTGACAGGCATCCTGCCGGGACTGCAGGCCGAACTGGCATTGATCAGACAGGGCCGCATCACAGCAGCGCAGGAAGCCGGACGCGAAGCGGAGAAGCGAAAACAGGGGCAGCAAATCGAGCGACCGGCAGCACCCGCATTGATACCGATGGCCGAACAAACGATGGCAGCCGCAGCGGAGCAAGTGCAGATCGAACGCGGCGGAGCCTTGCAGATGTTCCAGCGGCTGCAGGATCAACTGGCACCAAAGAAACAGGAAGAAATGCAGAAGCAGCAGATTGAACTGGCGAAACAGTCGCTGGAAGTCCAGCGGGCGATTGCCACAGGAATCACGGGGCTGCCACTGGTTCCGATTTTGGGATAAACGCAGATGAGTTACCCGGCATTTGTTGAGCACGAAGACAGTCCGCAGGAATCCGGCGACAGGTCCGGCGAGCTGTCATTCACGCGAATGTTTCTGACGGCGTGGGATGACCGATGGACATTCATTGCAGCGCATTACAGCAGCGGTGTTTTCGGTAAGCCGGCGTCGTATTCATCATACTGGCCGAGCGTGCGAGCCGACAAATTCACAATCGACAAATTGACACCGAAGCCGGTTGTTGAGTCGATTGCAGATCCGAACACGCAGCAACTCAGGCACGACACGCTGGCGAAAATTACGATTACTTACAGCCCGATGCAGATTGATGAGGAGCAGCAGCAAGACCCGAACGACCCGACGCCACTGCCTGCCGGCACATGGTGCACCTACACGCAGCAGAGCAATCTGGAATTCCGGACGGTGCTGGGTAGAAGTTGCAAGTGGGAGACGGACAACAAAGCATTGCCGGCGGATGTCACGCCAATCATACCAGAGGCAATCAGCACGCATGAGCTGACATGGCATCAGGTTCAGACTGTCCCGTGGGTGACGCTGGAGAAAATGAAGGGATGTGTCAACGAGAGTAATTTTCGAATGCCGGGCAGCCCGCAGACATTCAGGCCGGAAACGCTGTTGTTTGAGGGCTTTTCAGATGAAATCACCCTTAGTACGAATGGGCAATTCAGTACACGGAAAATCACGCTGAGATTCTCCGCGAAGTCACAAAAGGCGTTGACGACATCGCCTAGAGTGGCAAACGATCCCGAAGCAAATGTGGTCTACGGTTGGAATCACCAGTGGCGAGATGATACGGCAGATTATGACCGGGTGCTGTCTGCTGATTCAAATGATCCCATGTTCCAGACGTTTAACTTCAACACGTTGTGGACGGCGCAATCATGACGCAAGGCGATAAACACCCCGAGAAGTTCGCCAAAGGGCAGCGGCTGACGGCTGCTGGCCTGAATGAGTTGACGATTGCCATTGAATCCGTAATGGCGCGGATGATGGGGCAGCAAGTCGGCCAACCGATGGACATCAGTGGCAAGCTGGATGGCGATTTGGCACCAGCGAGCGACTTCGGAACGGGGCCAGCAACGGCAACGATGTCCGTATGGGACAAGGACACGAACGGCAACATGGTTGACACGGGACGGAATGAAACCGTGGTCAATCGGTTTCTTCGGATCAGCCTTCCCGCAACGACGATTGTCCAAGCCCGGTGGTTGAATGGCGAATGGCGAGTATACGCAGCAGACTGCGCGTGAGGTGTTCTGATGCTGTTGGGCCGATGCTGCAGATGCAAGACCGTTGAACCCGTGACGATCAAAGGACTGACCGCCAGCACTGGCGTGACTGAATGGGAGTACGGGCCGGGTGCATTGTGGGCGCAGCATTACGGGGCTGATCGAATCAGCGGGGTGGTGAACGAATACACGTCAATGGACAAATACATTGGCGTGGCCGGAATGGGTTATTTCGGCACGGCGGACGCACCGCGAAGGCATCCGACAACCGGAGCGGCTACCGCGAACGCAGCGCAGTGCCTGAAGCTGGTGAAGCTGGACAGCACGGACGGATCTGAAGTTGAATCGGCGACGATGCAGGGCGTTTTTGTTCAGCCGATCATTTTTCAGAATCAGGTGTCTGGGTTCCAGTTCTTGAACCTGACCCGCATGACATCGCCAGTTGGGTTGTCTGGCGGTGACTATCTCATGCCGCATTCCGTTGACCCTGCCATTGAATGGGTTGACTACACGACGAACACGGCGAACAAAGAATACATTTTGCACAGGCACACGCTGCAGGGCGGGAATGTCGAGATAAGAACAAAGACATCTGCGGAGATTATTACGCTGCCATACAACGCAACGGCAGGCGTAGTGAAAACGCTGTTTGAGGCAACGGCAGATTGCACAGCGGCGACGGTGACAGGTGGGCCGTGGCCGGATGCGGCAATCAATCTGGACGTGACATGGTCACAATCCACGGGCGACATCGACGGCGCAAGGTTCAGCACGACGTATTCCGCTGGCGGTTCAGGTTCCTGCACGTTCCAGTGGAACGCCGGAACGTCAACGTGGGTGCTCGTGTCGGACACCTGCAATCCGGGGCCGGCGGAAGAACCGTTGACCTCTGGAACCTATGACGGCGAGTTGCGGTCCGGAACCTGCCCTGTATCGTTTCCGCCACCACCGACCGGGACACGGGACACCAGAGCGGCGGCGGTGAGCTGGAGCACGTCCACGGGGGCAATCACCAGCCACGTTGGGCGGATCTTCGGATTGGGAGCAACTGGCACAGCAGCAACAAAGCTGATGACGGAAACAGCGGGCACGGTGCCGACGGTCTCAACACTCAGCACGTCAGACATTGAGCTGGATCTGTACGCAGGGGCCAGCAACAGCGTGCTGGTGTGGGGGTTTCAGGGCACGAACGGAAGGACGGTCGAGGGCTGGACGGTCGGCAGCCCGTGGTCACGGATCTGGCGGCGGTATGTCAACGCAGACATTTGGGGTGGGCGGTGGGCATGGGCTGCAGGATTGGCACAATCTGGTAAGGTGGCTGTGTGTGTCCGGCGCAGAACCTACAACACCAGCGAGAAAGCCGGGACGATTGTTGACATTGCAGCAGGCACGTTCACAGAGTTCGACGAATCAGAAATCAGCACAACGGCAACGCTGGACAATAACGCGGCGGTCAGCCAATTGCTGGACGGCAGCGCAACAGACCGACTGGCGTATTACTATGAAAGGCGGTTTGTCCCGACAACGTCACCGACAGCAACGAAGGAATACAACCTTGGCGGAAGTGAATACAAGACGCCAACAAAAAAGCTGCTGATCGGAACGTTTTACAGTCCACTGGGGGTGGATGCAGACCGGATTTACGCGCCGGTGCTGACATTCAGCGAAGGTACAACGCCGATCCTGTGGAGCAACAACAACAACACACAGGGGCCGACGGCTGGCGGTGTTGCGTATGCCGGCAGTATTTCCCGCACCTATCGCTGGCGGTGGTACACAGGGCCATACGAGCGTTACAACTCCGGAGAATTTCGCATCCTGTTCAAGCCACAGGCAGGCACGGGACTGGCAAACAAAACCACGTCATGGCTGGATTGGCAGTGCAGCGGAACGGACATCGTCAACGCGGTGCTGGCACTGTTTCCGGAGAACACGGAAGGCGTGGTTTCGAATGTTCGGGTCAATCCGTTTGGGGCCACGAATGTGACGGACAACAGCCCAGCAATTGGATTGATTGAGGCAAACATCGACATCCATTTTCAGGCAGCCGGCAGCCTTGGGTTTATTGATCCGCGATATGTCAGCCCTGGCAGAGTGTCAATCGAGGTCCGCAGCCGCAGCACGTTCCCGAGCACGGGCGGACTGGTGGCATATTCTGCGACCGATGCGAGCGTGGTGTGGTCTCGCAATTACGGCAGCACAGCCAGCCCGGCGAAGACGTATCCATCGCCACAGGGCGGATGGTTGCGCGGTTCACGGCTGTACGTTTACGGGCCAGTGGTTGACAACGAATTGCCCTGACAGCCCCAGCCAATTCAGTGACATTCCAAAAATCTTTCGAGATTCCCCGAAAGAGTGTTGACATGTTGCGCCGATAGTGTATTCTGTACCCATGCGAGCAACTGAGGGGTTGCGAGCGAAACACTCAACCGGGAGATGCGACGATGAACATCAGCAAGACCACGATCAATATGGCAGCACGACGCGGATTCGGAATTTCCGTGAGCGTGTACAATGCAGCAGAATTGCGGCAGATCAATCGCAAGGTCAGCAGCGACGATTCTGCTGTGGTCGTGGAGTTTTTCAGCGAATCCAGTGACGCTGCAGCGTGGTACATCGACAGGGGCAATCATTTGCAATTCGCACAGGCCACAGCACAGGCCGAAGAATGGCCGGGAACGATCGGCACAGAGCAGCAGATTCGCGAGTTGCTGCCGGCAATGGCTGACGTTTTGGCCTGACAACAAACACAACACAGCCCCCGGAAACGGGGGCATTCTTTGGTCCCTGCAGAATTTTTTTGAAAAAGATTCTAACCGGGATTGACACAGTGTGCCGATAGTGTAGGATACCTGCGTGCGGTGAGGGCCGCAGCAACAAACACACAAGACCGGGAGAACAGTGATGGAAATCAACACAGCAAAAACGCTCATTCTGGCAGCCGCAGCAGCATTCAGCGAAGAAGTCAATTACAGCCTGACCGTCGGCAAGGTCACGATTGCCAGCTATCGGGCGAGGGTGGCACAACGGGCGCAGTTGATTGCAGAATGTCACACGGCAATGGAAGCGGCTGTAGGCGCGATTGGCCGTCTGGCAGAATCCGACTTTGCTGCACTCAAAGCACAGCCCGCAGTGCGGTCAGCGATGAGCGTAGTTGCCGGATGGCAGAAGCAAAACCTGCAGACGGCGGGCGTCTGATCCTGTTGGTTGATTGACAGACGGGCACGCGACTGCTGAGGGCATTCGCAGCACACAAGACCGGGAGATACAGTGATGAAATGGACACGCACACCACTGGCAAATCGTTTCCGCTATACCTGCGGAGAATGGCGGATTGACGGCATTCAGAAGCGATTCGGGGCTGCTACGTTTTACGTTGTCTGGCGTGGATCTGAGCGGATTGACAGCGTAGACACACTGGCCGAAGCGAAGGCACTGGTGGCACTGGAAATCGAGTGCGAAGCGGTGGCACGATGACCTGCCCACACGACAACGTCAGCTTGCCGAGCACGAGCGACCCGCAGACAGTCTGTGCGGACTGCGGGCAACTGCTGGAGCCGTGGGAGGTCCGCATCTGCGAACCCTGCGGACAGAATTCTGAAAAATCTTTATGATCAGTGTTGACGTGGTGTGCCGATACTGTATACTGACACCACACGACTGCTGAGGGGCAGTCGGAAAACACAAACCGGGAGAATGAACGATGACAACTGCAACCAGCAACCGCAAAAACACACTGGAAGCCCGACTGACAGCAACGCTGGGATTTGCCGTCGATGTTGTTGTTCGTGGTAACAACGAATTTACGCTGGCCGCAGAAGGCGACAAGCGAACTGCACTGCGACGATACATGAGCGGAACGCCGGGAGTCACAATTACGGAGTGTTCATACGACGAAGAATGTGACTACACCTGCCTGTTTTTTACTGCAGGCTGACACACCCACGCCAAACACCCGGCGGACCGTCTGCCGGGTTTCCGAGCGGTTTTTTGAGGGATCTGAATCATGTCACACTGGGCATTCAATGACGGGGGCCGCGCAGCGGCAGGGTACAAGGGCACTGCAGGAGATTGCGTCACACGGGCACTGGCGATTG